CTCAGTCAGGCATGCATACGGTTACATATAAAATGCACAAAGCCGAAGATAAAGCTATGCCAAAACCCGATTTGGGTAAAGCTGAAACTGGACATGAAAAAGATGCTGAATTAGTGAATAACAATTATAAAAAAGAAAGAGCCCCAAACTTAAAAATGCCTAAACATAGAGAGACTAAACCAAAACTATCCCATGAACAAATGATGAATGTTAGCTGGGAGAAGCATAATTTGGCGGGCAATGTGCATAAAGAACATGCAAAAAAGTATCCAGAAAGTATTCCAGAAGCTAAGGCTATCAATGACAAACATAAAAAAGCTGCAGAGATGCATCATGCATATTCTACAGCCAAAGCTAGTTTTCCAGATTACGATTATGAAAAATCTAATAGAGTAAAAAAAGAAGCTACTGAAAAAGCAAAAAAGCTTCATGAGGATCTTTCATCGATGGAAACTAGTGGCCATAAGGTTGGCCATGCGATAGAACATAAAAAATCAGAATCCAATATTTGCGATCTACATAAATCTGGCGAACATCAAATGCCTAAGCCCCATGCTTCTCATGAAGATATGATGAAGATGCCAAAAAATGCGCATGAAGAAAAAAGAGATTTTCATAATTCCGCTGAATCTAAAGAAGACAAGCTTCCACAAAATCCAGATAAAGAAGCTGATGCCGAACTTGGTGAAAAAGTAGAGCACGACGTAGAAGATCATTTTAAAGAAAATCAGGAAGCCGAAGCTAAAGAAGGACATGAACTCATGGCTAAACCAGAGAATAAATCTGAAAGTGAAACTGAAAAGTCCGTTATTCCTCGTTTAGTTCTTTCTGCTAAACTAAGCAAGTTTATGGAGCATATGCATTCTAAACGTAAAAATGCCGAAGCTCAATCGCCACAAGCCGTTGGCCATGAAGCCACTGACGCTCCGGCTCCTAGATCTACTGAAGCTGGACAGCCAATTGAAAAACGTGAAGGAGAAAGAGGAATACATCTTCCTCATTCTGAAACGGATATCGCTCCAGGATCTAAATTAAAGGGCGATATGGGCCAAAGCGGTGTGGGCTCTGATGTTCGCGATATGAAAAGGGATATAAAGCATCTTTCAAATAAAAAAACTAAGGGCGCGGATCGCAGAGAAACCATAGAACATCATGATATTAATAGAAATAGGGCAATAAATGAGCACAAACAAGTTCTTAGTGATATGAAAGCCATGCCGAAACCAAAGCTTCCAGGATAATAGTATGGCTAAACAAGAATTTGAAAATAAAGAAATGTCCCTAGAAGAATCAAAAGCTTATCGTGCTTCTCTGTATAAAGAAGTTAAAAAGACTCTTACTCAAAAACAAAAACGCGATGCTTTTAAGATTTATTGGACAGAAAATAAAAAGAAATACGGAATGACTGGAAAATTAGAGCAAGTCCTTTGGTTGCATCTAGTTAGCACTGGGAATGATAGTCCTGAGAATTTTGCTAAGGGACTACAAAATTTTGGAATTAAGAAAGTTTAATAGGGAGAAATCACATGTCGCAAAGACTATCCACGACGTTCGTTAATACTAATGTTCCAGGAACATATGTTAATTATTCAGTACTTACGCAGCCTGTTGGGGTTACTTCCTCAGGTATAGCGGTTATCATGGGCGAAGCCGATGGTGGACCTAGCTTTAGCCAAACTACTTTAGCTGCTAGCCTTTATACGCCATCTCAGCTTCAGCAAATGACCCAAGTTTATACTAGTGGTCAACTTGTTGACGGCTTTACGGCATTGTGTTCTCCTTCGAATGATGCTAATATCACGGGAACTGCTACTCAGATCTACGTTGTTAAAACCAATACCGGTACTACAGCTACCGCTACCCTGCCTTCTTATGGTGACCTTAGTTACCTTAATTATGGTATTTTAGGCAATCAAACTCAGTATCAAGTTCTATCTACGGCTGCAGAAGTTGCTCCTACGGTTACCGGGACCACGATCCCTGCTTTTGGAGCCCCTTTGAATGGCGCTAGTTTTACTATTCGTCTAAACGGTGGTGTTAGCCATATTATTACTTTGAGCGCAACGCCTTCTCTTCATAATAGCATTTCTACCTTGGTCACAGAACTTAATACTCTTTTAGTTGCTGTAACCGCTGCTCCTACCGGAATCACGGCTTCTCCAGGTACTCCTTTGAATACCCTCACTCTAACTGTTGGTGCTGATTCAAATGCTTATAGCGAAGGATGGGGAAAATCGTTTGAATTGATTGATTCTACTCCCGGTGACTTGGCTGCTTTAGGTCTATCCCCAGGACTTACGATTTCTTCACAAGAAGCTGAAATTGAACAACAGAACAGTAATTCTACTACCGGTACTAGTGAAACTCTAGCCGTTAACTCACAAATTGCTTTGTTGGTAGGTTATCAAGGTACTTCAGCAACTATCACTATTACCAACGTGGCTTTAACTACGGCAGTAGTAGGTGGCGCTGGTATTGGTCTTAGTTTGACCTTAAGTGAATATTCCACGATTGGTCTATTGGCTTCCTTCATCAATTCTCAACCAGGATATACGGCGGCAGCTCTTCCTGCGGCTAGCAGCCAACCAGCAACTTCATTGGATGCTGTATCTGCTCAAGGAATTTGTTCTACCGAATCAGAACTTACACCAGGTAGAATTAAAATTGCTTTAGCTAATTATGAACAAGCTATGACTACTTCTAGGTTGCTTGCTTTTTCACCTACGGCAAGCGCTGGACTTCCGGCTCCTACGTCTGCTCCAGCCTATCTTGCTGGTGGCAGCAGAGGACCAACTTTGGCTATAGATATTGTGGATGCGCTTACGCTTCTTCAAAGTGTTAATTGTAATATCATTGTTCCATTGTTTTCTCAAAATGCTTCAGCAGATATCGCTGCCGGTCAAACGGATCCAAATTCAACCTACACGATTGCTGCAATTGATGCTCTATTGAAGAGCCATTGTTTGGAAATGAGCAACCCAAGTTTGAACAGGAATCGTATTTGTATCTTGTCAAATCTTGGCACATTTGCTGCAGCTGCTGCAACAGCTCAGACTTTGGCAAGCGATCGTTGTTCATTGACTTTCCAACAGGTAACGCAGGTTAATTCAACTGGAGTGGTCACGACCTTCCAGCCGTGGTATGCTGCATGTGTCGCAATGGGAATGCAACTTGGTGGTTTCTATAAAGCGATTGTTGGAAAATACGCTAATGTTATTAGCATTATCGATCCATCAGATTACAATAACGGGAATCCAGGGGACACAAGCGAAGCTCTAACTGCTGGTTTGTTGCCATTGTATGAAGACGTTGGCGGCCCTAAGTGGGTTAGCGATCAAACGACCTATAGCGTTGATGACAATTTCGTATACAATTCAATTCAGGCTATGTATGATGCTGACTTGATTGCTATTGACTTGAAATCTAGCTTCACGGATGCTTTCGTTGGTCAATCTCTTGCAGATGTTTCTGCTGCTTCAGCTTCAGCTTTCTTGACGCAAAAGATGGCTAGCTACATGCAATTGAAACTGATTGCTCCAAGCAATGGGGCTCCATTGGGATTCAACAATGCGAAGGTTTCCATTAACGCACCTACTATGACTATAGCGGTTAATATCTATCTTGCAACTGCGATTTACTTTATTCCGATCAGCTTCACCATTTCAGCGGTTCAGCAATCGGCTTAATTTTAGAATAAGGAGAAATAAAAATGCCACAATCTCAAACACTTACTGGAGCAAGATGCCAGCTCTATGTCCCAAACAATGTGGGAACTCTGGTTTTAGCCGGTGTCTATGAAACGGTTTCTAAGAACGTTTCATTGGGAACTGAAGGGATCTGGACTTTAGGTCAGTATTCTGCTCATGAAGTTGCAATCACTAGTTATGAACTGGTTTCATTAAATTGCAGTGGATTCAGAGTTCTTGACTTCGGTGTGACACAAATGGGTAATTTTCCTACTCTAGCAGATCTTTTGAACTATAATAGCGTAGTTCTTAAAGTTGTCGATAGACAAAGTGGAAAAACTATTTTGGTCGTAACGGGTTGCGTTCCAAATGCGAACACGGAAAATACCAACGTAAAAGCAACCTCAAAGATTTCAATTTCTTATGTAGGCATTGCAGCATTTTCGGAAAATGAAGTCGATCCTTCTGGAAATCCAACGGATGGCGAAGGTACCCCGTCTTGGCCATAAGTTTTTAATAATAATCAATAATATTGAGGGCTCCCAGTTTTCTGGGGGCCTTTTTTATTTATGATATATACTATATATGGACTTTGCCCTATTACCAGAAGATAAAAAAATTGAATTAGCAAAGTTAATGCTAACCCCCCTTAATTCTGCCTTGGAAATTAAGGATTGGGCGAAATTTTTTTTAGATCTTGAAATTCCAACCGAAAATACTGATCCAGAATCTACATCTAATCCATTAGATGCTGCTTGGTATATTTATGAAACTTTTAAGCATAATTTAGGTAATCAAAGACCTGGCGCTATCATGATCTCTTGTCGTGAAGGCCTCAAGACTATTATTGTTACTATATTAGAACTTTTATTGCTTATTCATTTTCAGCTAGAAATTGGACATGCTGCTGCCATTGAATCTCAGTCCTCAATTGCTCTTGGTTATATCGAAGGTTTTAAATTTAAAATCGAACCATTATTAGTAGCAATAGGTTGGATATCCCATTCTAATAATAAACGAGTTATCAAGTTCAAAACGCCTCAGGGAAAAACCCCTTTTATTAAAGTTGTAATATGTAATTCAAAAGGCATGAATGGTTTACATTCCAATGTTTTATTTTTGGATGAACTCGATCTTGCTGACAAAGCAGCTCTAAAAGAAGGTATGAATATTACTGGATTTTCTAGAGGCATTTATGGCATGATGGTTATGGTCTCCAGCTATAAATACTCATTTGGTAATGTTGCTGA